TCTATAGAAACCAAGAAAATATAAACCGTGCAATTACAAATAAGATACTTGGGACTAATCTTCCTCCGGTTGCTACAACCGCCGAGTTTACGCAAGATATCGAGCAGTCTCAAAAACGCCAAGCAGAAGAACTAAATCTCCGCAAAATACAAGAACTACAAGCTATAGGGATGCAAGAACGTATGCTTGAACAGCTTAAGGCGGATAAAGAATTTAAAAGAATTGAAATGGAAAAGGGAGCTGATTTAGCGCGAGCTGGGTTAGAACGAGGTTTTAGTTTAGAAGAAGTTAAACAAAAAGCTATCGGAAATATTGAGCAACAAAAATATACATCTGCCTATGACGCAGCTAAAACTTTATTAAATTCTACGATTACTGCTATTTCTGGTCAAGGTTCATACGCAAATAATCCCGATTTGCGTCAAGTCGCTACCCCTGTGTAACCATGGATCCTTTTACATTCTTAAACGAAAGTATAAACAAACTGCCCTCTATGGGCAGGGCAACATTGGAAGCTATTCCAAGTTATGAGGAGGCGGTACAAATGGGAGTAGACTTTCTTCCTTTTCCCCTTAATTTATTACACAATAATGCACTCAATAAATCTGCTGTTCCAGATGTAGGAACAGCTGAACCAGGACCTATACACTCAAGTTCAAGATATTATGCAGGGCCAAAATATGGGTACCAAAGTCCGGAATCGTATAAAAAAGTTCATGGCGGTTATCCACGTTCCTATAGAGAAATACAAAAAGCACAATTAGATGAAGAAGCAAAACAACAAGCTCAAGAAAAACAAAACGAATTAGAGGATCTAGTCCTGGGGGCGCAGAAAGATGGTAAATTCTATGCGGGTAAAGATTATGGGTACCAGTCAGCTCCTTCTTACAAGGTGATTAGAGGTGCTTTTCCTACCGGGTATATTGAGCCCGGCAAAAAAGATCCAACAGTACTAAATGCACCAGCGTCTAAAGGTTCGGAAAGCACGAGCATAACTGGTCAGACAAAAAACCCTCCAATGCTTCCCCCGGAATTACTTGAGATTGCACGAGAAAACCGCTTAGCTATTGCAACCGAAAAAGCTAAAGATTTTGAACGTCAGCAACAAATTCTAGCTCTATACGAACGCGGTTCGTTAGAAAAATCAAGACTTAATACTCAAAGACTACGTGAACTAGAGAACATTAAGGCGTGGCGTGATATATCTCAAACTCAAATTGAGGCTCAGACTCGTAGTGCAGCACTAACCGCATCATTGATGACAGCTTTACAGCAACCTAATGTTAATTTTATGGGTGCGCTTAGTGAGGCTTTTAATGCTGGGGCGGCACCATTTTCGGCCCGTGTTCGCACTCGTGCTTAGAATGATGAGAAGAAAGTACTAAAAAACTGATATGCCAGAACCTTTTGTTACGCTCGGCGGTATTGGATCGATCCTTGGAGGTCTTGGATCTTTAGGTAGTTCCATATTTAATAAACCGCAGCAACAGCAACAATATAAAGATCCAATGGCGGATTTTAATATGCTTTATGGCGGTACATTATCTGCTGGTAATGTAGGTCTAACTGGAGCCGAACAGCGAGCTGCGGCTGCGCAAGGAGCGTTATATGGCTTGACAGCAATGCAAGCCGGTGGTTCTCAGGCAATGCAATTAGGTGCTGGAAACGAAGCTGTAGCTGAACAAGCAGCAGCGGCTGGTTTACAATCCGGTATTGCTGGTCAATATGCTGGTTCAGATATTGGCCTTCAAACTAAAGCAGCAGAAAGCAAGCTCGCCACTGAGCTAACACCTGTTGAAACAGCGAAAGATTATGCTAAACAATATGGTGAAGCTGCCTCTAACCTAGCTCTAACAGGGTCTAAATCAATGGGTGACATAGGTAAGCAGTTAGTTAGCGAAACAGGCGCTGTGGCTCGGACTGGTGTTGAATCTCTGACAAATCTTGGCGAACAACAAATAGCTGGAGCTTCCCAACTAGGTGTGGGGGCGCAACAAGGAACAGCTCAATTAGGACAACAAACTCTTGCAAGCCAAGCCGATGTTGCGGGTAAAACTCTTACAGGAGAAACGTCACTACTACAACCAACAGCCACAACTTTAGCTCAAGCAGGCGGTCAGGCTTTAGCCGGACAAAATGAACTAGCTTTAAAGACTGCTTATACAAATTTAGATATTGCTAGAGCACAAGAGGATACTAGAAATAAATTGGCAGTCCAACGAGGTGGATTTGAAGGACAGATGGCGTTGAGACGGCTTGGCGCTCAAATGGCCGCACAAGGACGTGCGTCGTATGCTTAATGACGACACTTATTGCAAATAGTACCACTGTAGGGGACTGGTTAAATTCGTTAGAAAAATCAGACCGGGATGCTTTTGCGTATTACGCTAAAAATGCGACAAGCGATATAGAATCTTATCTTTATGCACGTTTCTTAAAACCGTCTTACGCAGGTAGTATCGCAGATTTAACCGCGTGGACTCAAGAAAAGTACCCAAAAGAAGATTTACGTAAAGTTCTTCTAATTGAAATCGATGAACTTCGTATGGATATTACAAATGTAAGAAAGATGACCACTCAAGGTATGCTTGATTATGCCACAGCAGCTACAAAAATTGCGTCTTTACAAAAAGAACTAAGATCCCACATACAAACAGTACGTGCTATTTCTGACGGTTTAGATCGTAGAGGCCTACTGTTAGCTGGCGCGGATCGTTGTTTACGCGAGTTAGCGAATACTTTCCAAGATCAACCGACAATATCGTCTTTACTTGAAGATGCAGGTCTAATTATTTGGTCTACTTTAGAACGCGAAGAAAAGTCTTAACTTACTTCTTGTAATTTTTTTAGTATTTCATCTATAGGACAACGTAAAATCCCCATAAAAGCGTCGTTTACTCCTAGCGACATTACAAGTTCTCCGTCTTCTATAAAGGCACCAAAGGGTAGTAACACCGCTGGTTGTTTGGAAACTGGATTACCTACGTAATCTGTCCAGGTGATTAGTGTATCTTCCAGTGACCCACTAAATAAAGGCTCGTTTGCCACGTGGGTTATCTTTGTAAATTGTTTATCTACCATAAAAACGCCTAAGTGATAAAGCAAATAAGGCTGACCGTTTTGGTCAAACGTCATGTGTTTCCAGTGATAAAACACAAGGTTTCCTTCATCTACTTCTAGCGGCGGCAACGAACAGAACGTTGGCGTTCCTTTAGTTACATTTTCAAGAACATCACTGTTTATTGTTATTGAGGTCTTATCTTCTCGTTCAATAACAAAAGGTCTGATGGAGTACAGACAGTGCAGCAAACCCTCATGTGAAAAAAAGCACCAATTTTTTTCTGTTTCGCCTTTAATCCTATTTTTTCCTATAGGCGGAATCGCAGCACTGACTGCTTCCCCTGTTTGATCAACGTAGCAGACTGCTACTTTAGGGAAATCAAATAGCTTTTTACCTTTTAAGTCGTACTTACTGGCATATTTAGAAGTAACAAATTGTACGTACATCTGTTCATCTGGTCCCACAAACAACCTAGGGTCTTCGTAGCTAAGTCGGTGCGGCGTGGAGCGTAGTTTCTTAGCCCCAAGAACCGTGCAATCATCAGCTAGTTGACCTAGATAAATATCTGTAGGTGTGTTATTTAAATAGTAATAGTTGTTGTCGTACTTAAAACCAAAAGGTTCAGGTTGAGACCTCCAGGCAATATAGGTATTTTTATTGTGTTGTAGGATCGAAGGGCTAAAATTACCCACGCTATCTTTGGGTAAACCGTAAACAATTCTTGTAAAACTACCTTTAAGGTTTTCGGCTTGTCTATAAACACTGGGAATGCCTTCGCATTCTTTTTTTATAGGGAAGGTTACGTCTGAATTGACGTGGCGAAAGCGGAATGTAGTTTGCATATCAAGCGAGGAGATCAGAGATGGCTTTAGTGAATCCCATTGAAACGGATTCCCAACGATATTCGTTACGTTGCGTTACATCAAAACAAGCGTCAGCTACTGTATCGTAAGTTTCTTTATCGTTATATAAGGATGTAAGTAGTGATGCAGCGTCGTCTACATCAACTAAACCTCTTTCTACACCTAGATCTTTATCCGTTACCCACGTAGAAATATCGATAAGCAGGCCAGCCCCTTCCCAAATATCTTTACATGCCGTATGGTTTGGCACAACTTGTGGTTTACGACAACTGGCATGTTCGAAACTAACCAAACCCCAACCTTCCCCGTCGGCGGTGTTTAAACCAACGTCGCATGAGTTATAAATTTTGTTTAATAAATCGTCAGGTGGAGCCGCAATATAATTTATTTCGTTCGATGTCAAAATCAATCTTTGTTTGTCGTCTAGGTCGTACTTAGACATTTCCCGTTTAAATAAAGCGGTTATGTCCCAACCTAGATCTTTTACCCCCATGTGGAGGTAAAGCATTGTATCTGGTTTTCCAATTGCAAACTTAGCAAAAGCCTGTATTGTCAGATCTATTCGTTTCCTAGGTTGGTTTCTATTCCCGTTAAAAACTATGAATTTATCTTTTGGAATTCCTAGTGCATCGCGAGCTTCATCCCGAGGCATAGGAGTAAATTTAGATGTGTCTACACCGTGGGGTAACACACCTAGCCTGCTTGGTTGGATGTTATGTTTAAGAATTCTATGAGCACAGTTAACTGTAAATGTTATGGCTAAGTCCCAATGCGGAATATTCCGCAACATTTCAGGGTAATAAGCTTCGCTGTCGATAGGAAAATAAGCAATAAACTTAAATTTGTACTGATCTTTCAGGAATTGAATGCGTTCCCATACTTGATTTACAATCCAAACGTCATTTAAACAGATAAAAATATCAGGTTTAATCTTGTCGATCAACTCCGGTAGCCGTGGAATACCAAAACGATCCGGACAAGCTAAGTTTGATGCTGGATAAATTTTATAGGGAAGATCATGAGGGTCTCCGTTATAGTTGATTCCTATAACCTCTACTTCATGTTCTTTCTGTAAGTGTTCTAGTACGCTAGTTGTTACACGACCAAATCCTGTGTTAGAACATGCATCTCCGTACCAGAGTACTTTTGCCACTTTTACGGTAAACTTGAAGTACGATTAGTATAGCGACATTGCCAGCTTACTGACATGCCTAGCCGGGAAACTTTTGCTTATCGTCGCCGGGCTCAGTTAAATGCTGTTCGCGCTGTTGAAGATTCGAGCACAAGAGAGAACTCTATTTACACCAAAGCAGCGGGTGATTTTCAAACGTTTTGTACTCTTTTAGATAAACCTCCAGCAAGACATATGTTGGAGTGGTATACACACTTGATAACAAATGAAAGCAATAAGTACTTATTAGATATAGCAGGATCAAACCTTGATATACTAAGCCCCAGGGGTTCAGCGAAAAGTACCGTGTTAAATATGTTCACTGCGTGGTGTATAGGAAGACATACAGCAGCAAAAATGCCCTTACAGATAATTTACATTTCTTACAACATTGCTACTGCTATTCCTAAAAGTCGAATTATCAAACAAATTGTTGACTCAGTTGAGTTTAAAAAAATATTTCCTAATTGCAGGCTTAAACCAGGTATGCAAAGTGACGTTGGTTGGTCTATTGATTTTGAATACGCAGGTATTCCTAGAGTAGGTGACGAAGAATTCACATTACGCGCTGCAGGTCTTAGAGGATCAATTACCTCAAAACGCGCACACTTGTGTCTTACGGGCGATACACTAATCTTGACAGATAAAGGCGAACAGCCAATTAAAAAAATTTATGCAGACCCAGGACGCTTCCAAATTGCTGTCAGAAACTCAAAAACACATCAAATTGATTGGAGCGACGTGGCAGCAGCTACACGGCGTTGTTCCTCAAAAATTGTTCGAATTAGAACAACAGATAACCGTTATATTTCCGCAACTCCCGAGCATCCTTTCCTTACGACAGACCAAGGGTACGAATGGGCGGGAGATATTAGTACAGGGCAAACCCTTATCGGAGTATCCGCCTGCGAATCAACTAAAAGTTTGTTTGAGTTGCGGTCAGGCAAAACAACGCACACAAAGAATCTGTACAACTTGTTGGCAAAAACTAGGAAAATTTCAAGTAGAGATTCAATGCCCCTGTTGTCAGGAGATATTCACGGTTATGTCTTCCCGTTTAGCTCAGAGATTAAGCACCGATCAAAAAATTCTGTGTTGTTCTCGGACTTGTGCGGGGCAGGTGAAGCAAATTTTAAAACCTCAGGTGTGTCTGTATTGCAACAAAAGGTTTCGCCCAACATCGCATACGACACAGTTTTGTTCTCGCCAGTGTGCAGATTTAAATCATTCCAAAAAAATGACCGGTGTGGACAACCCAAATTACCAGCATGGGGGTTATATAGGAGACTTCAAAAAACTGAGGAAGATAGTTTTAAATCGGGACAGTTTCATCTGTGTCGGTTGCAATACGAAGGAGAAGAAGTTATCTACAAAAGACGGGACAGTGCGAACAAACCTGTGTGTTCATCACATAGATCACGATCGGTCAAACAACATTCTTTGCAATCTTATAACGCTTTGCCGTCAATGCCATGTGGCTCACCATCAGGTTACAGACAAAGCTGGGAGACCCTCACCGTTTCCGGAGTTGAAAAAATTAGCGGAGGAACGCACATTGTCTATGACCTTGAAATAGACCATCCAGATCATAATTTTATTGCGAATGGATTTGTTGTAAGCAACTGTTTCATCGACGACCCCATCAAGAGCAGCGCCGATATACGAAACCCTGCTATTAGAGATGAAATGAACAACAACTGGTCATCTGTTATCGCACCAATTATTTTTGAAGGGGGTAGAGCTATTTGTTTAGGTACACGTTTTCACCCGTTAGATATACATAAAACAATGTTTGCGCCGGAAAAAAATTGGAAACAAGTGACACAAGAAGCTGTCACTTACGACAATCAAGGCAACCCCGTAAGTTATTGGCCTGAGCAATGGAGTGTTCAGTACTTACTCGGTCAGAAAGAACTCGACCCTGTGGCATTTGCTTTCCAGTACCAGCAACAGCCGGTGTTAACCACGGATTTAATTGTTTCTCCAGACTTGCTTGTTCGAGCTGAAGTTGAAACTGAATTTGATTCGCTGGCTATCGGTATTGATTTATCCGCAAGTAGAAATGAAACCAGCGACTATACAGCTTTTGTTTTAGGCGGAAGGCTTAAAGACAAATACTTCATTATTGATTCTCACCAATGTCGGTCTATTGGAAATCTAGAAAAAATAGATTTGCTGTGCGATATGCTACTTGAATGGGGAATCTTATCTTTTCAGAACGATACGTATTTTCCGACTTATTCTACGGTTACGCTAGTAGTTGAGTCAGTTGCTTACCAAGCGAGTTTAGCGGCGGACCTTAGAAGAGTTTTGTTAAATGAGAGGGGATTGAGTAATTTACATATTCATGAAGTTAACGGTTTTAGAGGAGATAAAATAGCTCGTTTTAGAGGGACGCTAGGTTTGCTAGAAAATAAAAAAATTGTGTTTAACAGATATAGAAAATTTGATGCGTTGTTTGATCAGATTATCAATGTGGGGGCAACGTCGCACGACGACCTTTTAGACGCATACACGCATTTAATAACTTATTTACAAAGGCGAGGCAATTATTCAATAGAGTACTAAGAGTATTTTGGGGTTTATGTCCAAGAAGATCTGGGTTGCCATCACGGCGCATAAACCCTTAGAGCGCATTGACTGTTTGGTCAATCTCCTGCGTGGTTATATGGAGTTTCCTTTTACTTTTGAAACAAATATTTACATAGATTATGGTTCTCAAGACGACGTAGAGATTTTAGAAACCCTTTTAAGCGAGTTTAGTAAGTTAAATATACAAGTTAAAGTTGCTTCTCCTGGGTACGAAGGTTGGTTTTTAACTTGGGCTCACAAGACAGATTTAGCTTTGGCAATTTTAAACAAAAAAGCAGATTACTATATCTATACAGAAAATGATATGTTAATGACTTATGACAATTTTAAATACTATTTGAAGTGGAAACCAGTCTTAGCTAAGTACGAGCTTGAACCTGGGTTTGTTAGATACGAAAAAAAATATAATAAAAAAATTCCTTTTGATAACTATTACCGATATTCCCTTACTAAAGAAACCCCTAATGTCTGGTCTACTCAGGGCTATAAAGTCCCCAATGTTTTAGTTGTAGACCACTCTGTTAGTTTTTTCGTTGCTTTAGCTAATCCTTATTACGGAGCTATGATCCTAAACCAAGAAGACGGAGACTACTATATTCGTTCCGATAGCTATGATCCTCAGAAAAGTTATGAGAAAGTTGGGATTAGAAATTGGCCTATAGCTGACCGGAGCTCGATGGGTTTAGCTTTTGAAAACCCTCCTTTTGGTTTTGAGCATAGGCGTTGCGTTCCTGTACGTAAGGTTAAAGACCATTACGAGATCCTTCCTTGTGGGCTGATTTGTCATGACGACGACAAATACACAAAAAATTTATTATGTGATCCCGACCTATTGATATGCTGTGAAAGTATGTTAACCATATAAAACAGTGTTACATGGCGGTGCCCGTTTTGTATCGATCTGCTACGTTTTGAACAAAAAGCATAAGTGTGAAGTTTTACCAAAATTAGAAGCCTATGCATTGCGGAAGTACATAGAATCAAAAAATGGAACAATCTATTGGTTTAATCCCGCCAAAGGACAATACTAACCCAGATTATTATGTCCGGAATGGTATGGAATGCTATGACGCGCAGCTAGCATCTGTCGGCCTTAGTAAATTTCAAGGGTATTTAGAGTGTTGTATTTTTAAGTATATGTGGCGCTGGGAGGAAAAAAATGGAAAAGAGGATTTACAGAAAGCTGCGGTTTATTTGGCTAAACTTATAGAAACAGTTGAGTAAACATGGACGTTAGGGCTTTTGGCAGTCGTTATGGTTTTTCAGCCACTCTTCCCTATGCCAGTGGGTTTATGGTTAGCGCGGGAACTAATAAAGTTTTTCCTGCGTGCAGAGCTCTGTATGTGGAGACGGCGAACAAAACTGCAGACAGAACTTTAATTGTTCAATTAGCTGATTCTCCCAGCTCTTTTATTAGTTTTGATCATATTCGTACAGACGTATTTTTACCTGTATCTGCCACAGCAATAAGCGGAATAAGCACAGTAGATCACGTATACGTTCTTTACTAATGGCAGACATTGCTAAAAAACGTGACCCTGAAAAATGGGCACAAGCAAAAGCACGAGCCCGTAAAAAAATGGGAGGGCACAGTGCTCGTGCCATGCAGCTTGCTGTGAAGTATTATAAAGATGCTGGCGGTTCCTACGAAGGAAAAAAATCCGAGAGCAATCGTCTACGCCAATGGGGTAAAGAAGATTGGCAGACTAAAGAAGAATACGAATCCAACCGAGAAAAACAATGACCCCTTCATCACTTGTCGATGCCTTAACTGGATCGGGTAAAAGCTATCGAGAGCGTAACTTACCTACGTCTGATGATATGCTTAGAGGACTTACTAAAAGTAGGTCTAGGTTTAGTGCTGATTCGTTAGATCCAACCTTAGCTAAAATCATTGCATCTACAACAGAAGATTTACTTTATAGAGCAATTCAAGAAAAGGTCAGGGATGAGGAAAGGAGAAATGCCTGATTTAGCTCGCGAGCACGGGCGCACAGAACGTTATTTACCTCGTTCAGCGTGGGCACAAATGAGCCCTGCCGAAAGACGTGAAACGGACGAAAAAAAGAAAAAAGAAACGGCTGGTAATAAACCCGTCAATACCCACGTTCCTAATACAGAAAAAGCTCGTGAGGCTCGTCGGAGAGCTTCTGAGTATATTAAGAGAAAGGCAAGCTAATTATGTCTAACCCTTTTAATCAAGCTAGGGATTTTTTCTCGGATGCTTTTGCAAAGCAGGAATCTGCCGCAGGTCAGCAAACTCAGTATCAACGCAGCGTAGATCAACCAATGAGGCACGATTTTTTTCCTACACGAAAAGAAGCTTACGAGCCTGATTCACCGATGCATAGTTCCGAAACGTTTATGGAAGATGTAAAAAACAGGCTGATTCAGTCTGCGATCAATAAGGCAACTCAGAAAGGACCAACACAAAGCTCTCTTACAGCGCGAGCAGGAAATGGTAATCCAACCAGGTCAGTGCTAGCATCATAGTGACACTCGCCTAAAGGTCGTGCTCTACGATTGTTTTTTATATTTTGACGAAAAAGAACTCCTTGAACTAAGGGTAAATCTTTTAAAGGATATTGTTGACGGCTTTATCATTACGGATGGAAATTTGACGTTTAAAGGGGACCCAAAACCCTTTACTTGTCTTGATACGATTCGAGAACTAGGTTTACCTGAGGAAAAAATACAAGTTCTTCACGTTGAGTTGCCTTCTAAGGAAGTAGCTCCTAATCCATGGGTACGGGAATACGCACAACGCGACGCTCTCGCTGTGGGGATGCGCTTAACTCCACCAGATTCCGTCTTTTTCTTTAGTGATGTCGATGAAATACCGAAACCGGAGGCGGTTTTACAAGCTGTCGAAATTGCGAAAGCGAATCCAGACCGGTGTGTACGTCTGTCGATGCCTATGTTTTACGGGAGGGCAGATCTTAGAGTTATTGATCCGAAAGGTGATCCTTCCAAACCCCCAAATAACTGGACTTGTGGCACCGTGGTTTTATACAATCACCTAGAAGAAACACCTTCGCAAATCCGAATGAAGGACAATGGCCTTGTTGTGGGGGATTGCGATTGCGGTTGGCATTTTTCTTGGATGGGTGACTCGGCTCGGATGAAACGAAAACTCACATCGTTTTCTCATTGCTACGACGATATCCCTAACGCACATGCTCCTGCCTACAGCCAAGAAATGTTAGACTTTTTAGATTCTTATAAAGCTTTACCGGGGAGTACAGATCCTTTAGGTCGAAAAGATCATATTTTACAAGCGTACCCACATGACCTATTACCGCCAGAGTTGTTTAAACTAGATAGAGTAAGAAATTATCTGCTTCCCGATGGCTAACCAGATGCCCGAACAACTCCGTGAGCACTTTGCCAATAAGGCAAAGCACGAGGGTAAACATGGAGATAAGGAAGAAAAAATGGAGAAGCGTAAGGAAGCTTTGAGGAAAGCTAAAAAAGTTAAAGCTGCAGGTAAAAAAGCTTAATTTTAAATTTTTAATTTCGTTGTGTAGTTAACAGAATGGCCGACCAGATCGGAGTCCGTCAACGCTTTCAAGAAATTCTTGAGGCTTCGCGGACTCAAGATAGATCCAAGCAGGCGTCTACTTTAGTCGTTCTTAGTCACATCCAGCAAATGACGCTGTTGATGATTAAGAAGGGCTTGACTTTTTATTGTGAACAAGACACTTATAAAGCTAGATCTAAATTTTTAGATAGCTTGATTACTTTAAATAAAATTGATATTCGTTTTCCTTCGATTATTCGTAATTTTTTAATCGACGGATGTGGCTTATTTTATTTTCGACCTGACCCCAAATTAAAGTATCAAATATACTTTTTTTCTAAAGATCAGTATCGTGTTTACCACGATGTAAACGGAAACTTAGATGAAGTTGTAATAATCTACAAATATAAAATTCGTAGTTCTAACATTGGTTTACCTTCTGACACAGCAGGTTTAAACGAACGCTATGTCCGAATTTCTATTACCGAAGAACGTATATCTGAATTTGAGTCTAATACAGAGTTGAGTTTTGACCTGGAGCCAGGAGGACTCGTCACTTCAAGAAATACGCGAGAAAATACACTTGGATTTATACCTGCTGTTGAGGTTCTTAACAAACCAGACAGTAGTGGTACTTCTGGTGAAGGCGAATTTGAACCTTTTATGGAACAAATTGTTCTTCATGACACCTTAAATACGAACATTGCTAAAAATATTGAATTTTTTGGTAATCCGACACTTATTAGTTCGCGTCCTCGTAGT